AAGGACGGTGTCTTTGATGTATTATTTTCCGCAATAACTTTGTGTTATTTATTGGATTTTATTTTCTTTTATTTTTATGTTTTATCACAATACTAGTGGTAAAAGCATTTTGCCGATTTCAATCATGTTTGACAGGCTTGAAGATTCTTCCTTAACTAATTTAGCAGGATCTTTAGATTCGACAACCCGAGGCATGTTCTGTGGTGTAAAGGTATTTACCATTGCAGCAGCACCTACAGGATCAGCTTTAGTATCAGTTAAACCTCTTACTTTCGGTCCTTCAACTTCAAAATGACATATTGCTTGTAACTCAAAAGAGGATAGAGGTGCAGTGTCACTTATTAGTAGACCAAGATAATGTTGTTGTTTATCTACATTCACTGAATCTGGCACTAAAAATGCATTATATGGATAATCAGGCTGTAAAGCATATTCTGACGTGAGAGTCGGGCTATATAAAATATAAACCCACTCTCTAGTAACAACTTGCTCATAGAAAGTTTCAAATTTTCCAGCTTGAGTCAAGGTTACACCAGCAAGTGTAGTATGTCCAGGAGTAGTTATAAAATGATACATACCTGCACGTGATATTTCTGGTCCAATATATCGAACACGGAAACCACCAGCAACCACACGATAATTCATTATATCTGAGTTATTAACAAATAAAACATCAGTAGATGAAAATTGTGTGTTGAAATTAGCAGTTCCAACGCCAACAGGAGGAGCAATAGGCAAATCAAGATTCGCATCAAAAGATGGTTCAGGAGTAGCCGTGCCGTATCCACCAGAAGAGAACACCAAAGGTGGTGATCTCATATCATTCGGATAATCATTTGCTATTCTATCAGGTGCCATAACAACGAATGCCCCACCAGGGGATCCGCCAGCAGCAGAAGTTTTTAGAGTAGTTCTAATAAAGGCATATGATTTTTGTGTCTTTCGAGGAGGATCTGAAGGAACACAGGGTCCGATTTTCTCTTTAAGTTTAAAACCCATTATAACATTATCACATTCTTCATCCACCCATGCAAAAGGACAAGATAAAGCAGCTCCATATACACGCGCACACTCCGAAAAGCTTGATTGTATAGAAGCATGTTGCTTATCTGCTCTTCCCATAGGGAAATTTTTCACTGTGAAATTCTTAGGCTTAGGATTAACCTTAGGAGTAATTTTAGCAGGTTGCATATTTCTCTTATTATTCATTGGTAAAGATTTCTCTTTACTTAAATAAGCAGAAAACTTAGCATTTCTTTGTTGTGGTGTCAATTTTTGTTTATCAAAAAGCGCTTTATTTTGAGATAAATACTGGCCTTTAGAAAGAGGACCAGGATTAGATTCAATATCACCACATAATTTAAGTAAGTCCATATATCGTAGTAATCCATCTTCTGCCCACATAAATGAGAGTGGATGGTGTTCTTCAGGACGAGGAAGAGTTTGTATCAGAGCAAACAATTTTAATTGTCGTTCTCGTTTAGGAGTTGGAGCCCATTCTTCAAATATTTCATCCAATTTGGTCTTCCAATCTTCAAAAGCTTCCATAGAGGTTGATCCATATCCAAATACAGTTTGAGGAGCTCTACCATCAACAAGGACAGTAGAGTATATTTCCCAGCTTCCATCATTTAGCTGTTTGTATGTAGGTGAATACACAGAAACAGATCTAAAAGGAGTTTTCATATGTTGTGCTGTAATATCGCGCATCAATGCGTAAGGATTGGTATCTTCTATTTTCTTTTCTTCTTCTTCATCTTCCGATACATGTAGTTTTTTGATGGGTATTTTGGCTGAAGCAATCTCATTTATTAAATTTCGTTTAGAAGTTTGATGAGTCATCTGCTCATTACCATATTGATTATAGCTGCCAATCTTCAAGGCCGATGCTACCCGGGCATCGTCTTGTTTTCGTTGTCTCTTCTGTATGGGTTGGTCTTCATTCCAAAGCAAATCCCGTAAATGGGGAGCCAATGGGAATTTTTCCGAATTCCTTTTAAGGTACTCATCAGGAGACAGACCTTTTGATTCATAAGAATCATCATTATTTCGCCTTGCGGCATAAGTTAGTATAGCACCGTTCATTGCAGACATTTCATGTCTTATTAATGGGCCACCACCGCCAGTAACATACTGCATAGAAACCGCTTCAGAACCTTCAAATCCAAGATAGAAGGCTTCTACTTCTCTATGAGTTGGTACTCCCAATTTTAACATGACTTTAACATCTGGAGCGCCTGATAGCGAAAAATGTTGCAATAGTTGAACATAAATGTGTCTAAGTCTAAAGAATATATCTTGATAAGCAAAAGACATCACTGTAAGTGCATAAAATTGCTGCAAATATTGACCTATAGTCTTTCTACAGGGAGTGTAGAGGATAGGATGTAATAATCGCTTAATTTCCCATTTTGGAATAAAAAATTCTTTATATGGTTCACAAGTAAAACCTAAAAAGGGTAACTTGTCAAATGGAAATTCGATACCACCCACTATCCACTTACATACAAGGCCGTGCTGATGTAGTAATCTATCTTTAACTAGTTTATCATCTAACATTAATGAGAAACACTCCAATAAAAACATTGAGTTATCATCACCATACAAATTGATTAATTGTTGTATTACCAATTCTTCTGGGGGTATTTCTCCATATTTCATGAAATATGTATAAACAAGTAGATCAGCTACAATTTCAAAGCCAGCTTCAATATTATTTGCTGTTGTTGTGCCCGATCCTGAGTTATTACCTCGGAGTCGGATCACTATATCACCATTGTGAAAAACAATTATACTTCTTTTCCACGCATTTCGAACCCATTGTGCAATTTTATCATAATTTGATTGAGGATTTGCATTTTTCCAAAATCGATATCTACGGTCAGCCACATAGTGTAATAAAACCTTGCGATCATATCCACTAATGTCCCAATTTATCCTGACTTGATATTTAATTTTTCCGTCTTTATCCAGAACAGTAAGAGTCCGATACCACTTATCAACCCCTCCATAAAAAGGATTGAAACCGTATTTAGACCATTTAAACATTTTAAGTTGTTCATTTCCTTCTCCGTAAAGACGTAATTGCCAATAAAGTAAGTGAGCCCCTGTGGTTTGAAA